AAGTTTTATAAGTTTCCGGGTAAGCAGGGTCGAAAGTCCAGAAAGTTTGGCTGGAATACATAGTGATCACGTTTTAATTGTTGTAGATGAAGCATCAGGTGTTCCGGAGCCAATTTACGAGGCAAGCGGAGGATCAATGTCCGGGATGAATGCGACAACTTTACTTTTGGGCAATCCAGTTCGTTCATCAGGGTTCTTTCACTCAACGCACACCCGTCTTGCAAAGTATTGGAAGACAATGCAGGTGTCATGCCTTGATTCCAAGAGGGTGACAGAGGATTACATTCGTGACATGAAGGTACGTTACGGTGTTGATACAAATCCTTGGAGAATTAGAGTTTTAGGTGAGTTTCCATTTGAGGATGAAGACACGATAGTACCAAGGGACTTGGTTGAGGATGCAATCGGCAGGGATGTAAAGATTATTGAGGGTCCTGTAGTGATGGGAGTTGACATTGCAAGAAGGGGATCAGACAGCAGTGCAATATGTGTTCGCCAGAACAATCATATACTGGCAGGGGGTATAATGACAAAGAAGGGACTTGATCTCATGCAGGTGACAGGATGGATACGGGAGGAGATAGAGAACGTGAAAAAGTCTGGCATGGAGGTTGCGGAGGTTTTAATTGATTCAATTGGTCTTGGGGCCGGAGTTGTGGACAGGCTTCTGGAGGAGAGTATTGAAGTCAGGGGCGTAAATGTTGGTGAGTCACCATCAATAGAGGGCGAATATATGAACCTTCGTGCAGAATTATGGTGGAAGTGTCGTGAATGGTTTGCAAAAAGGGATGTTGTTATACCAAGGGATGAGAGATTGGTGGAGGAGTTGGCATCAGTAAGGAGATTATGGCCCAGTAACGGTAAGTTGCAGGTTGAACCAAAGGATCAGACCCGTCAGAGGCTGGGAAGGAACGCATCTCCTGATGCAGCGGATGCATTAATCCTGACTTTTGCAAGTTATGCATCAATGTCTTCAGGAAAAAGGGCCTGGAACAAGCCTCTTGAGAGAGAAATGCCCGGAATTGTATAAAATGAATAAAAATACTTGACTTTTTGATAAGAAATATATATTTTCTTAACTGTATGAATAATTATATACCTTTTCAAAGATATTCAGATGACAAAACAGGAAACACGGAGTTTATCTGAATGGATGGTGGAATTAGCCAGGAAAACTCCTTGGAAAGACCTATCTTGGCAATCTGACAAGCATACTGATGCAGAACAGGAGCCTCTAAAGGAATTACGCAGGATTAAGGCTCAGATAGAATCGGCGAAATGGGGAATGACATGGAAGAACAACCCTCTTAATCCTGACTATGTCTCCGACTCAGCAGAAGTAGGCGAGAGAAAAAAATTACCTTCCCTGCTTGATCCAACTGTCCCAGGGTTTTCAGGATTTGGGACAGAATTAGATATGCTCCTGAAAAAGCGCAAGGCCAGCAGTGAATCGAATGAAAGGGCAGATACTGAAATAAGTGGATTAAAAAAATTATCCAATCCAAGATTGCAACGAGGTGATCCCAGTTGGTTAAGCAAATTTCCTGCTGGATCAGCTAGGTTATATAAAGAGCAGGAACAAGAAAGAGGGATGGATATTCTATCCGATCTGATTGATGCCCAACAGGAACAAATGGAAGAAGGTCATCTGCTCGATCCTACTGCACCAGGATATTCGGGATTTGGAACCGAGGAGGATATGGAACTGGCAAGAAGGTTAAAAAAACACCAAATAGGATTGTTGAAACCAAGTTCGCAACAACTACTTCGGTATAATCCTGATCGAGTAAAGCGGTCACGGAGACTTGATCCTATTTAATTTATTTAAGACATAATTTATGGCACAAAGCGACTCTGAGTTATTCCAAGAGACAGCAGAACTGGAAGAAGAACAAATTGCTCTGTCTGGTGATGAACCAATGGACGAAGATGAGCTCGAAAGCCTGATTGCATCTCTTATTGAGGGCGCACAGGATTATATTGACCTGCAGGAAGCTCCGGATCGTGTAAAAGCTAATGATTACTACCAGGGCAAGCCTTTTGGTAACGAGGAGGATGGCAGGAGTCAGGTAGTGTCAATGGATGTCAGGGACACCATATCCCTGATGCTTCCCCAGATTATGAGGACATTCTTTGGTTCAGAGAGAGTTGTGGAATATGTACCTCGTCAACCGGAAGATGTTATAGCGGCTCAACAGGCCACGGATTTTGTAAATCAGATTGTATTGGGACAGGATAACCCTGCGTTCTCTATATGCTACAATGCAATCAAAGATTCCCTAGTAAAAAGGGTTGGGGTTATCCGTGTTGATTGGGAACGCAGGGAAGAAGTAAGTTACGAGGAATTTTCTGGTCTTGACGATCAGGGTCTGGAAGCAGTTCTCAGTGAAGTTGAAGTAGAAGGGTCACAGGTGGAAAGTTACCCCGATCCTAATTTTGTACCTCCACCTCCACAGCCGCAACAGTTCTCTCCTGACGGGCAACCTATTGAGCAGCCAGAAGTCGAGGCTCCGATGTTGCATGATGTGGTTGTCCGTCAAACCAGGGAGGACGGGAACATAGTTTTGGATGCCCTTCCTCCGGAAGAGTTTTTGATTGATAGACGGGCCAGGAGTATTGAGGACTCTGCAATCGTAGCACACAGGCGGTATCTAAGTGTTTCAGAACTGGTCCAGATGGGTTATGATTATGATGAGATGGTGGATTTGGCAGGAGATGAGGATGAATTTGGAACAAACACAGAATTTCTCTCAAGACACCCAATTGCAAACTATGCAGACTCGGAATCAGTTGGAGAAGCAAACCGTAAAGTCTTATATATTGAAGCCTATGCGAAAATTGATTTCGATGGTGACGGAATCTCTGAATTACGCAGGTTTTGCTGTGCTGGCACTCATCATAAGCTTTTACATCATTCTCCTATTAATGACCTGCCTTTTATCATATTTAACGGTTATCCGGAACCCCATGTTTGGAAGGGACAAAGTGTAGCAGACCTTTTGATGGATGTGCAGAAGATAAAGTCTGCAGTCCTGAGAAATATGCTTGATTCACTTGCAAAGAGTATCCATCCGGATACAGAAGTGGTTGAGGGACAGGTTAATAAGGATGATGTCACATCAAACAAGGTAGGAAAGATCATCCGCACCCGTGCGCCTGGAATGGTGAGGGAACTTCAGAAGGACTTCTCCGGAAGGGAAGCATTCCCGATGCTGGACTACTTAGACCAGATAAAAGAGGACCGCACCGGAATGTCCAAGGCTTCAATGGGCTTAAATCCGGATGCACTCCAGAGCAGTACAAAAGCAGCAGTTTCTGCAACAGTGGCGGCTTCACAGGCACAGATTGAGCTATTGTGCAGGATATATGCAGAAAATGGCATGAAACCTCTGTTTAAGAAGATACTTAAACTTCTGCATTCCCACCAGGATCAGACAAGGATGGTCCGGCTCAGAAACGAGTGGATACCAATTGATCCAAGGGGCTGGGATGCAGGAATGGATGTTTCCGTTAATGTTGCACTTGGACTTGGCACTACAGAAGAGAGGATGGGGATGCTGGCAGGAGTTGCCAATAAACAGGAAGCAATTCTTGAGAAACAGGGTCCGGAGAATCCACTGGTGAATTTTAAGCAGTATCATGCAACCTTAACCAAGATGACCGAGCTTTCTGGATTTAAAGACACACAGACTTTCTGGACTGATCCAGCAACTTATCAACCGCCTCCTCCGCAGGAACCTGAACCGTCACCGGATGAGATTTTTGCACAGGCACAGGCAGACAAGGTTCGTGCAGACATGGAGAACGACAAGTCCCGTCTCGATCTTGACAGGGAGATAATGATACGCAAGGATGATCTTGACCGGGATAAGATGGAGACTGATCTTGAGATGCAGGTTAAGGAACTGGAGAATAAGTACAAGGTAACAATAGACCAGACTGAGATGAGAGGTATGATTGAGAAGGACAGGGAAAAAATAAAGATGGATGCACAGATGAAGCAAATGGAGATGCAGCAGATGATGCAGCCACCGCAGGGTGTTCCGCAGGGGGAACAGATGCCTATGCCTCCGGATGACATGAATCCACAGCAGATGGGTCCGCCAGTTGAACCAATACCTTCATAGATGGGTAAAAGAAAGAAAAAAAGCTCTCTTGAGAGAGCAACGGTTGAAGAGAGAGTTTTAAAAGCTAATGCGGCACGTTCCGTGTTGGAAGACCCGGTTATCCAGGAAGCATTTGAAAACCTGGAGGATCATTATAATGAAGCATGGGTTAATTCTGGTCTTGAAGACTCAGTGGCAAGGGAGAGGATATTTTTATCCCTTCGTGCATTGAGCGACTTGAAGGCAGAGTTAGAATCCATGATTAACTCAGGAGATGAAAATCTCATTGCCAGGAATGGTTAACCAGTTGGTTCTCAGAAATGAGGAAAACTAAACTGAAAGGAAGATATGGCTGAAGAAGCACAGGACAACAGCTCCTTTATGGAGTCTGACTTGGATGTAGCAGCAAAACAATGGGAAAAAGAACTGACCTCTGAAAGTGGTGAGGAATTACCTACGGACGAAGACAACCAGTTGACCCAACCAGAACCGGAAGAAGATGAACAATTACTTGAAGAAGGTTCGGAAGAGGAAGAAGCCGATGAGTCGTATGAGACTGAAGAGGAAGAGGAACCGGAAGAAGAACTGCATGAAGTAAAATCTGATGGACAGACACACCAGGTAACACTCCAGCAACTGAAGGATTCCTTCTCTAAAGGTCAGAATTACACTCGTAAGTCGCAAGCACTTGCAGAAGAACGTGGGCTGCTTGATGATGCAAAAGCAGAAACCAGTAAGCGAACGGAACGAGCAATCCAAGCACTGGAATATGCACAGCAGCAGCAACCTCAATTGCCTGAACAAACTGATGAATACTGGGCAAATCTCAGGGAATCAGACCAAATGGAGTATCTCGTACAAAGGGAAGCTCTAAGAGATGTTCAGACCAGGAATGCAGAAAGGGCGTATCAACTTGAACAGTTGCAAGCGCAACAGGATGCAGAAAGGGATGAAAATCTTCAAAAGCACATTGGTAGTGAAAAAGAGAAGCTCCTGGAAATAATTCCGGGGTGGAGTGACAGTAAACTTGCAAATGCCGAAAAGAAACTGATAACGAAGTTTGGCTTAAACTCTGGCTATTCCCAAGAGGAACTGGACAGGACTTTTGACAGCAGGGCCGTTTCCATAATGAGGAAGGGCGCACTTTGGGATCAGATGCAGGAAAAAAAGCATGGCATAAAGCCTGTCAGGAGACAATCAATGAAGCCGGGGTCTAAATCTGGTGATCCAGGAAGAATCAAGCAAGGAAAGGCAGCGGAAAGACTGAAAAAATCCGGTCGTGTAGAGGATGCGGCTGGAGTATTCTATAACATGATTCGTTCTAAATAAGGAGGATAAATTGGCGATCATAGCGAACACTTTCCAATCCTATCAAAGTATAGGTACACGGGAAGATTTATCAAATGTGATATATAATATATCACCCAGCGACACGCCTTTTATGTCGATGGTAGGTCGTGGAAAAGCGTCAAACACTCTTCATGAGTGGCAAACTGATGCAATCGATGCCGTGGCAGCAAATGCCCGTGTCGAAGGTGACGAATATACCTACAGTGCAGTTACGCCAACTGTGAGGTTGAATAACCAGACACAAA